GACAAAGCCCGTACAATACCTACAGTACTACCAGCAGCAATTCCAGGCCCGACTATTGGCATGGTTGCTACTGTTGCGACACCCATTACGGCTGTCAGACCGACCGCTGTTGCGATACCGACCTTGTGTGCTTCTTGCCTATCGCAATAGGCTCGTGCATCTGCAGTTGTAGCTGCAAATATCACGATTGCCACAATAGCTGCGGCTTTCAGTATTGCTCCAGTGATTGCCACTGCGAATACTGCTTTTAGTGCTGTTTTAAGAATACCCATGGTTCTATCTCCTTTTTGAGGTTTTCTAATATAGATGCGTCAATTTTCTCACTTTTTTGGCATTTTTTGCCTATTTTTAGCCATTTTTGTACCGTTTTTGATAAAAAAGACACCCCCGAAGGGATGCCTAAATTGCTTATTTTTTACGTTTCCATGTCTTCCTGTTGGAATTATTCTGAGAACGTGTAACTTTCTTGAGATTAGACGGTTTATTGTCTGCTCTTTTCCTGTTTTTGTGGTCTATTTCACCAGTAACTTTTTTGCCTGTAGACATTTCCTTGACAATGCGATGCACATAGTGTGCCTTGCCATCAATTCTGACTGTCTTGTAGCCATCACCATGATTAGTACCAGCTTCACTACCCGCAGCCTTTCGGCCACGAGCAGCTTTCCAGTATAGCTTTCCACCTTTTCTGGTGAATAATTTACTCCATTTATGCATTATCTACGACCTTGTTCACGGTTATTCATGTTGACACCACTAGTAATCTGTGGAATCATCTTGATAACTTCTTGACGGGTTTGTCTAGAGACATCACCTTGTACGTTAATGCTAAATGATTGCTGAGTTGACTTGTTGCTATCCATTCTAGAAACATCATTCTTAGAAAGAACTTTCTCTCCAGGCATTAACATAGCAGGAACAGAGTCTTTGCCAGCCTGTGAATATGGAGTACTAGGTACTGTACCACCCTGAGAGAACCCAAACAGGCTCATACCCATAGATAGTAAACCACCCATACCTCCACCAGAGGCACCGCCTCCGAATAAGCTAGTAAGACCACCTAGTCCACCCATAGAGCCACCTGCATTACCTGCTCCTTCGAAAAGTGAGCCAAAGTCTAAGTCTTTTAGGAATGCGTCAGTGAATCCAGCAGTAAAGTTGTCAATAATACCCATAGTAAATGTATCTAATAGACCATCAAGCATACCTTGAAAATCACCAGATACTAAAGCACCAGATAGGGATTGTTGGAATGCAGAAGCAAATTGGTCAGCTGTGCTAGCAGCACGGTCTTGTACAACAGTGGTTTCACCATCACCGCCGCCAGAGCCATCTTTTAAGGCTTCTACTTGTTCTCTGGTAGCCTCATCAAGACCTTCCATAGTTTCATCTAGTTTACCTAGCTGTTCAAGTACAGAGATAATTCTCATAGCAGTATCAGTATCACCACGACCAAATGAGTCTTTGATTTCTTGTCTACCACGACCTACAAAGCCACCAGTGTTAAATCTAGGAAGTATACCTTGGTTTAACAAGTCTAGTTTACCTTTGCCAAGTTTATCAACAGCAGCTGCTTTAATGACATACTCGCCATTAGACAACATAGCAGGGATATCATCAGAGGTACCTGTACCAGCGCCAGAGACATAACCGCCAGTAGCGAATTGTTTCTTGGTTGGAGCAGCACCACCAATACCTTTTTCATCCATAACAGCAGTTAGCTTGTCAATAGCAATTTCTAGAGAAGACTTACCACCATTAAAGATGTTGATATCTAGTATTCTTTTAGTAGTGCCATCGAGCTTGTCTGAAACTTTCTTAAGAGTATCTGCACTTAAGTTTTCTACAGCAATATACCCACTCTTGATGTTTTGTGCAAGAACATTACCGTCAGAGGCTTCTAAGGACTCTGCAGCTCTAGTTTCTGCTTGTTCATCACGAGATTGTCCAGTAAGTAAACGGCTAGCAGCATTTTGAGCTTTCGTTGTAGCATTGTCAATCGCATTACCTACAGCAAGAGCAAGACCTACAGTTAAACCAATAATAAGACCTGCTTGTAGTTTAGTACCAAGGCTCTTACCTGTGTTTCTAATTTTCTTATCTAAGTCTGGGCTAGTCGCCATATCTAAGAATACTTCACCTATTTTAGACAACATTAATGCTTGGAAGCCTTTGCTGATGATATTCTTAGCCATAGTTAAGCCGACAACTTTCATTTTGTCTCTTAGCTTTTTGCTAATAACAGCAGCAGAGCCAGCAGCGAGTAATGCAGCGATAAATGGAGCAGATATGTCTCCTAAGAAACCTTCTCCAAATAAGCTGTCTGCAACACCTTCACCTGCAGCTTTAAACAAGTTAACAATACCAAGAGCTAATCTACCTACAAAGTCACCTTCACCAGTGAGTGTATAGACTAGTAAGTCAGTGTAAGACTTAGCGGTTTTAGTTACAGAGTCTAAGAACGCAGGGCTGTTCCCTAGAGTACTTGCAGCATACAACCATGCACCACCGATAGCTAAAGTAATAGACTTTCTACGGAATGCTTTACTAATAGCGGCAGAGAACGCAAGAGATATAGCAATACCTAAAGCACCCTCAACATCGTCTAATCCTCTTTTAACAGAAGCCATAAATTGACTACTATCAAGTTTTATTTGATTACCAAGTTCTATAGCACCAACAACTAGAGGTGTTTCTTTAAAGGCAGTTCTAAACCCATCTAAGTCTGGTTTAACAGAGTCAATGCCATCGATAACAGACTGTTTAAACGCAGCAGCATCAAACTCAAGAACAAAATCCTTAACCTTGTCTGTGGTTTCATTAACAGTACTTGAGACGTTAAAGCGGTCATCTAAAGCAGTTAATTTAGTGTTTGCTTGCTTAAGTGTTTCTGACTCTTTAATCTTGCTTAGTAACTCGTCATACTTAGCCTTCATGTTATCAACAGCTAGCAAGAAGTTGCTTTCTATTTCTAAGTATGTAGGTACATGTAGGTTGGTTTCTGCTCCAATGTAGATAGCAAAATCATCCCACTTAGTAATCATATCAGCAATAACTTTGTCAAATGCTGTTTTTACATTAGTACCAAAACTAGGAGGTACAGTAATTTCAAACTTACCGTTATTGACGTAATTGAGGGTTTTATCCCAAGTAGCCGAGACATCATTAAATAATGTTTCAAAAGCACCTTTAGCGTCAGGAGTTTTAACTTCACCAAATGTAAGGTTCTTCACATAGTCAACAGAAGTACCGTACCAGAAAGTTATACTGCTCCATAAGTCTTTAAATACTTTCGTAAGAGCTACACCCCAACCTGCAATATAGTTTCTTGCTTTATCTAAGTTCTTGCCCCAAGAGGCTACATTACCTATAGCTGCTTTGCCGTTTTCCTCGTGAGCAGGGTCAAAGATACCCGTCCACCAAGAGTCACCTACAATAGCTCTCCACAGATTTGTAAAGATGTCAATAATGTTCTGAGCAAATGTTTGTAAAGTCGTTAGTATAGAACCATCCCCTGAAGGGAACATGTTAGATATTAAGTCAAACTTTTCAGTAACAAAATTAATCTTAAGTGCAATAGACTCTAGAGTAAATTGGTCTTTTATGTTCTGAGATACTTTAGCAGCTGCACCAGTTACCGAACTAAGAAGATTATCTACAAATTGTTTTGCATCAAAATTAGTTGAGAATAAACCTTTAAAGGCGTCTTTGATGTTGTGTACTAAGTCAAGTGTTTGTGACTTAACAATCAAGTAAGCAAGCTTAACGTTTAAAGCAAACCTGTCAACATTCTTACCAACAAACCTAAAGGCTGTAGTTAAGTTAATAATTGTTTCTTTAGCTCTGTCACTAAACCCTAGAACACCATCTACTTTAGCGAGAGCACGAGTAAATTCATTACCTAACACTGTGGTTAAATCACCAACAGTAGCATTCATTAATTTAAACTCATCACCTAGAGTTTGAGACTGGTCAATAATAGCATCAAACACTGTTTGAGTAGTAAGCAATCCATCTTCAGCAGCTTGTCTTAAGCTACCAAAAGGAATACCCATACCGTCAGCAATAGCCTTAGCTAGTCGAGGAGTCTGTTCTAGTACTGAGTTAAGTTCTTGTCCTCTAAGCTGTCCAGAAGCCAAACCCTGACCTAACTGGATGATAGCTGCTTTAGCAGACTCAGGGCCAGTAGATGATAGAATAGCTGCTTGGTTAACAAGCTTAGTAATCTTTAAAAAGTCGTCAGAGTTCTTACCTGCATCTTTCAGAGCTAAACCAAACCTTTGGAATGTCTCTGCTGATTGGTCAATAGAACTACGAGTATCTGCGGCTACAACAAATAGCGCATCGAGGGTTTTAGCAGCAGCATCTCCTTTACCAACAACAAGAGCAAGTCTGTTATTAAGATTGGTTATTGAGTCAGCGGCACTGTTTAAACCTCTAGTTAATTGTGTTGCAGCGAAGGCACCAGAAATGGCTAAGCCTACGTTGCGGAATGTCTTTTGGATTTTAGAAGCCTGTGCTTCAAGGTTCCCTAGAGACCTATTTAAACGCCCTAACTCAGCTTGTGCTGGTCTAGTGTTAGCGTTTACGCGAATATTTACACCTGTCATATTATTTCCTATTCTAATAAAAAAGCCCCTGAGAGAAGAATCCGTATTTCGGAAACACCATCAGGGGCGATATATTAATTAGGGGTAATTAAACCTATTTTTGAAAGCACTTGTTCTATAAAGTATCTTGGCGCTTGTTTACTATGTCCATTATTCAATGCAGTTATGTGCTCTACATCATTCTTAATGAATCCATCAACTAGCTTGCGTCCTCGTCTGAATACTTTTAAGTCTCTCCAACCGCGTCTAGCTTCACCTGTATCAACAGGAGTAACTATCTTTAAGGTATCTACGGCGAAGTCCATTTTGCCTTCAATGTCGGCTTCAGCGATGTCTAATACTTCGCGTTCAACCCTTTCCATTTCAGCTTTAAAATTAATCTTATCCAAAGAGATTAATGGTTTGCTCATTTCTTTGCTCCTTGCCACGGCGGTGTCCATCCGGATTCATCACCACCTTTTGCTTTCAACATCATATCTAAGAACTTACCCTTTGGTAAAGACTTAGTTTCAGCAGGGATATTTTCTTTAAGTTGTTTAAGGGTATTAAACACATCTTCTGCTTTACCCTTATAACCTTGTGACTGTAAGTATAAGAATGTTCGTTGGTCTTCTCGCCAACCTATTGGCCTACGTTTAAAGTAGCTAACCCATTTTAACATTTCTGTGTAGGGCATTTCTTCCATCATTTTATACACAGGCATATGTAGCTCATGAGCAATCTCATAGAATGTCTCTTCAGATGCGGTTAGTTTCCCTCGTCTGTTCCACCAATACCGCTTAGAGCTAGAATTTCTTCTGTAAGGGTATTCAATTCTGACATTGGAAACCCGTTAAAATCTTCATCACTAATTTCAGCTGCACCAACAACTGATGTACGGATGATATCACGAAGCAAGCCAAGCTGTGCGTCTTCTTTCTTTGATTTTGTAGCAGCATTAATAAGCTTTTGCATATCAAGAATTTGACCAACTGTCAACTTAATTACTTCAACTTCGTCGCCCATAAAAGGGACTTTTTGTGTCATTGTCTTGCCAACTAAATGTTTCATGTTAATCTAACCTGTCTTTTTCTGTAAATAGATGTGGATTTGATGCTTGGAAGTCATCCAGCATTTTACGAACAGTATGCAATAGAGATAGTGTCTCCATTATTTCTTTTCCAGCTTCTGAGTTCTGGTCAAAGTCTTGAAACCGTTCGAATGACTTTCTAATACTAATGTCTACGCTTCTGCGCATATGACGAAATGTCGTACGCATAACGAAAGACTTACTAAATGGTTTATCCATAATACTAATATCCTTATAGGGCTGAGAGACTCCCGAAGGAGCCTCCCATAATAGTTATTAGCTTGCTGCGATAGTTGCAGGGCCAACAAAGTCTGTTTGAGCAGACAAAGTAACAGTCGCAGTTGTAGCGTCTGTCAGGGCTGGGTTAACCAAGATAGCTTCGATTTTACCAATGAAATAGAATTCAGTGTTATCTTTAGCCAAGGTAGAGTCAGCAGCTTCGTCTTGTGTACAAGCAGAGTTAGTCATCAAGAAGCGGAATGCAACCTGTTGACCGATAAGAGCGTGAATTGCTGTCATGTCGTCTGCAATGTAGTTTACAGTGATTTCTAAGTTAGGCGCATCGGCCTGACCTTGAACCTGTGAAGATGTTGCTTGACCGTAAACAGGAACGTTTACGATGTTAGCAGGTGTACCAACAGAAGGGAATTCACGAACAGAAGGCATACGCACATGAGTTGCGTCAGCTGTTCCTGGAGTTCCACCAACAAACAAAGCAGCGAATTCTGCTGATGTGTCGGTTCCTGATGGGATAGTTCCTGTAAAGATGTCAAGGTATGTATAGATACCTGCACCTAATGATGAAATATGTGCCATTTGTTATTCTCCGTATAGCGTAAATGGAATAAAGTATGTCGCTGAATACAGCGATGAATTTGAAGAGTCTAACCCTTCTACGTTCAAATAAGAAGTTCCAAGCCTAGTTTCGTTTGGCAGAACTTTACTATCTAAGTGTGTGTCAAGAATGTCAGAGATAGCCATCAATCTAAGTTGTCCATGTCCTGCAGGAACAAATAATTTAATAGCAATAAGACCACTAATTTGTTTACCACCACCATATGAATGATGTTTACTACTAGAAGGTAAAACATTGAGCATACCATACTCTTCGATACCGTTTAACTTACCCTGATAGTTAGTAGGGAACATTGGTATCTTTGTTGCTTTCCATTCTATTGTAGCAAATACCCCTTCTACGTCTTCTAATAAATCGTCAAATAGTTGTGCCATGTTATCTTTCCTTTACTAATGTTAAATCAATAGCAAAAGAGTTGTCTGAATAGTCAGATATACGATATTTAACTGAATCAACAATTAAGCTGTCATAGACATCCAAGTTTGGACCACTACGCATAATAGCTGTTGTTGTTACAGCGTCAGAGCTAGTGCTGACTTTAGTATCAAGTAATATGATTTCTACTGTTTCTGATTTTGTAGTCGATTGGGTTGCACCTCTACTGAAGTCATACCCTGTAGTCGTTGTATTTGATAGTGTACCTGTCTTAACTAAATCCCCTGCTGCAGCAAAAGCTTTTTCTACTGCACCTTTGATTTTAGCGTTTAAGGACATTAATTAGCCCTCCACCACATGCCACCTATGCCACCAGAACGTCCACGATGGATTAGTTCTTTAATTGGTCTCATAGCTTCAGCTGGTTTCTTAGGTATTCTTTGTACGTCACCGTTTGAATCAGACAACGAGATTGAACCAATAGAGATAGACTCATAGGTTTGAGTTTGCCCTAATAGAACATCCTCGTTGTTGATTAGATGTAAAGCCTGTTCGTAAACAGCAATTTTAACTTGCTCAGGCACAACCGTATCTGCAATAGTCATCTGTTGACCCATTTTGTTTGAGTAATAGATAACATTCTTGCGAGGCCATGCCAAGGCTTGGGAGGAACTAACAGCAGAACCGAGCCATGCATTTTCATCAACCATCAATGTGGCTGTTACTAATGCTTGTTCTTTAACATCGGTGATTGCACTAAACCAATTCGCACTATCAATACGTGTGTCAAAGTACTCGTTAGCATCTGCTATAGAGACGTAAGAGTTTGTATTAACTACCAGTGCCATTAGTTCTCTCCTTTAATATTAAGCGTGGAAGATAGGCAAGATGCCCAAGTTCAATGCGTCCATTTTACGTGCATAAGAAGCAGCAGCGCCCAAAGTTGTGTTTGTAGCGAATGCGTTAGTTGCACCAGCCCAGTCGTAACCCATTGGGTGCATTGCATAGCCCCAGCGATACCAAACGTTAGTTGAACCACCACCAGTGTAAGAAGCCGCATTACGGTCTACTTCAACAGGCATTGGAACAGGCATAGAAGCAGCAGCTACAGAACCTGGTTTGATAACGAAAGAACACTTAGCTGATTGTGCGTTCAAGTCGCCAGCAGCAGCACCAGAAATCATTTGGTTTGCACGAGTCATAATCAAGCGGAATTTTCCAGCAAAGATTGTGTTGAACTCAAGGTTTCCGTCAGTTACGAGTGTTTCGTCAATCAGGTTAGCAGCACGCATTTCAGCCATAACTTCTGGTGAAGTCACGAGATACATGAAATCTGGCTCATAGTCTTTGAACGCAGCACCGATAGAACGGAACAAACGCTCACCGCGAGCAGCGCCAGCAGCAGATGAGTCAAACAATTTACGAGCGTCTGAAGCACCAGTTGCAGCTGCACCGTGAAGGCCAGCAGCGTTGATGTCTACGAACATGCCAGTTGCAGCAGCGTCTACGTCAGTGTCAAATTCGATAACACCACCGTTACCTGAACCACCCAAGTCACCCAAGGTAACTTCGTTCAGAGCAACACCTTTAAGTACTGCCAACAGAGCGTCATGCTCGTCTTGTGCGCGAACTTCAGCGAAGTCACGAGCGATTTTGGCCAGACCGTCTTGCTTTGAGATGGTTTCTTGCATGTTAACTTGCTCTGCACCGAATGTACGGAGAGTTTTCACGAAGTCAGCAACGTCTGTGTTGATGCTTGTGTAAGTACCATCAGTGGCGCTTGACAAAGAAGCAACGTTTACGTTGGCTGAAAGTGGCTTGTACCAACGGAACTGACCGATGAATGATTCACCAGACAAGTCGATACGCTGGTCAGCAGAAACGATTCCTGTGCCGTTCAGCTTTTTAGCAGATGTATAAGCTTCGTCTGAGTAAGCAGAGATAGCTAATGCGATATTTTGAAAATCAGTGTTTGTGATTGCCATTGTATTAATTCCTTAATTATAGGTATAAATGATTAGTAGCCAATGCTACCAAGTTTTCCCTTAGCTGCAAGAGCAAGGATTTCAGAAGTTGACATATCAGAGATAGACTTTGATACATCGGTTGACGGTGCTCCTGCAGGAGAACCAGAACCTGCGCCAGTATTAGATTTAATACGGAACAGGAATGAGTTGTCTTCGGATTGAGAATAAGCTTCTACATAATCACGAATGTTTGAACCAGACTTGTGCACCCAAGCACCTTCTTCATTTTGAATAAGTTCACTTGAGATGTCTTGACGAGCCATTTCACGAGATTTATCACTACGGAAGTCCATACCCGCAAGAGCATCATTCAAGACACCATCACGTTTCAGGGCTGTAGTTTCTTTTGCATATACTTCAAGCTTAGCTTTAGCTTCTGCAAGTTCCATCTCTAGAGCTTCTTGGATTTTACCTTCTTCTTTCATGCGAGAAATAGTTTCTTCTTTAGCTTTAGCTTCCATTTCTGCTTTCATCTTGAGGGCTTCATCACGCTCTTTAGACATTCTATCCATATTAGCTTTCATTTTAGCCAGACGTTCTTCAACGAGAGACTCAACATCACTAACAGGGTTAGATACTTCCTCAGTTGTTTCTTCAGCTACAGGAGCTTCAGTTACTTCTTCGGTTACTACTTCATTTTCTTCTACTTGATTATCATTACTCATTTTTCTATCCTTTCCAAGCACAGCTTGAATTGAGTGTTATATAGGTGTCACAGACACGTTGAATTTCTTTATCAGCACTAAGTACAACTTATGGGCCAATGCCATACCAGTCAAAACCATCTTTGATTGTTTCTAGTATGTCTTGTCTTGTTAGTTTATTTGGAGGGTCTATGAGTCCACGACTCTTAGCTTCTTCCAATAGTTCGTTATATGCTTTCTTAGACATGCCTTGTCTTCGCATCTCTTTAAGCGTCTTTCTAATCGTATCGCCATCAAGCGCATCTGCATAGATGGTTCTGAGTGCGTTACGTGCTGGTGTTGCGTCTCCTATGTTAGTAAAGAAGGCGTCATGGATAGTTCCAGTATCCACATCATTTTTCCTACCCCATAGGTGGAACTGACGAACAATAACAGCATCGTTAGAGTGGTTTCCATTAACACCTAGTCCAATAGCAGCGTTGGCTAAATCGGCTTTGCCTTTCATTTTACCATCGGTAGCTCTATCTTCATAGATGTTACTAATTTTACGCCCTGTAATAGGGTCAGTAAAGTCTATACGTTGTTGAACAGGAGGACGATACCTTTGCATCATTGTCTTCCCATCGAAAGTCACCCAAGGAATATCAACATTCTGAGTGTCGGAGACATAAGTCTTAGCCGCCTTCTTCCAGAAGTTAATAAACTGTCCAGTAACAGGTACCTCACTTTCGAGATACTTGGACATAATCCTAGATATAGCGTCAAAGTCCTTTGGACCAACGACACCAACCCTGTTGTTGAATAGTTTATTCACAAATTCCTCTGTATCAGGGTGTATGTCTCTAGCTTCTTTTAAGAGAGTACGTGATACAGGAGAACCATTGTTAATAGTTTCTACGAGTTCTTTTCTAAACGCAGTTAAGTCTGCAGCAACAGCATTAGCACCTAGCTTATCTGATTGCTTAATCTTGTTATCAATAATCCTTAACCTTTCAGTCAAGTCATCCTTTGTAATTGCGAAGTAACCTTTCTTACCCAGAACTTTAGCAACACCTCTTGCAACGTTAGCAGTCTTAGTAGCTTCACCAGCACCATAAAAGGTAACCATGTTCTGATACTTAGCACCTTTAACCAAGTCTTTCCAAGTTAAGTTAGCTTCTCTTAGAGAGGCAATCTTACGGAAGTCAGGGTCATCGATTGTACGTTGAGCAATAACATCATATAGACGTTGTTTCTGTGTTGTCTGTACTACGTTAGAGAGTTCTGAGACTGCTCTATCGCCAGTACTAAGCCCGATGATTTGAGCACCAGATGAACTAGCATCGTTCTCTACCATCAGTTTAGTTTTAAAAGTTCTCATCTTAGCGAAGTCAGTAAAGTCTCCGTCAAGGTGGTCATTAAGTCTAGACAGTTCTAAAGCCATACGTGCTATCTTAGGTATCTCAGCAGGTTCATCACCAGCGTGTTGAATGATAGGGTGTTCTAGGAACTCACGTATACGTCTATCTCGTTGTGTAGGTGTAGATAACATCTTACCAATCTTGATAAGCTCATCTCTGTTTCTTTCGAAAGCAGCATGTCTACCAACAGTAGATAGAATCTCAGTGTCAATACCAAGCATAGCACCAATCTGAGTCTTTAATTCTGTATATGACTCTGGGTCAAAGTTCTTTGCTCGATGTGAGTTAAGGAACGGTCTAACCATTTCTCCACCAGTAGGTGTGAGATATCCTGAGTGATAAACACGACCACGAGAGTCAATGAATACACCTGTACGGAATGGTTTACCTCTTTGTCTATGCCATTTGACAGTAGACATTAAGCCATAACCTTGTTCACCACGAGTTAGGATAGCCTGTCTAAAATAGTTCAGGTCATCATATTTCTTTACGTTACCACGAGGGTCACGGAATCTTACTACATCATCCATAAAGTCAGCAAATACATCATCGACTTCATACTGAACAGAAGTAACGTGATTCATCATGTTAGCCATGTCACGGTCAATCTGTTTAGGGTCATAGTCTGGATATTTGTCAGCACTAATGATAGGAATGCCTGTGTCATTACCTCTAGCATCAAAGAAGGTTTTCTTACCTGCTCTAACGAAGAGTCTGTCTCTATCAGAGACGTTACCTACACGGCGTCCTATGTATAGTCTGCGCTCTGCTTCCTGTAAGCTTAACATCTGTTTGTTAGCTACAGTTACTTCACGACTAATAGTATCTCCCCAACCTGTTGAGGCACGTCCTGTTTCTACATCATAAACACCACGGCGAGTTACACCACGGAGATTGACCTTAATCAATCCATTCTGTTTCATGGCTTCTAATATCTTAGAGCCTTCTCTGTGCTTAGACGCAAGAGTAGATGCGAATCCAGGAATTATATCTGCGAACTCATCACTTAATAATGAGCCAATCTTAATTGCTAATCCATCATAGTCAGTAGACTTACCTTCTGATACCATACGAACTGCTTTACCTAATACTTTTTCTTGTTTAGATAAGTTACCTCTGAAGTCTTTAACTCTTTTCTTTTGTAAGAATTCTAGGTCAATAATATTCCTAGCTGCTTCAGGATAAGCCCTCTTAGACTTAGTCCACCAAGAGTCGGAAGGTTCCCTGTTAAACTTCTTTTTGAAGTCTTTATACTGCTTACGTAAAGGTACAACAGTATCAAGTAGCTTTTCTTTTGTCTTATCGATGTCTAAGTACTTATCAGTTAGCTTAGAAAAGTAAACTCTACTAGGAGCACGTCCTTTGTAGAATAAGTCTTTAGCAAGCTTGTTACCAACGGTTTCATCCCAGTTACTAACAAAGCGGGTATCTTTTAGTATTCCTTCTGACAGTTCATCGAAGCCATAATACTTACCCATGACTTGAACTTTAGGAGCTTCACTTTTCTTACCTGATAGATAAGAGATAAACATCTTAGACTTTTCTCTTGAGCGAGTGTCTAGGAGTCGTGAGGTGTTCTGTACAGAGAATCGATATTCATTACGAACAACAGAGGCAAAGTTATCCCAAGGCTTTTTGTCTTTAGCATAACGCTCAAAAACAACACGCAGGGTTTCTACCGCTGTAGTCTGTTGGTTAACAGATATCTTATCGTCTAGTCCAGCAACAAAACCTTCTACCCAATCTTTTTGTTCAGCACTCATAAGTTTAGAGTTACGCATGAAGTCAAGACGTTCTTGGTAGAGGTTAAAGTTCGGTTCATAGATTAAATTATTCTTCATTTCACCAGTGATAGGGTCAGCTGAAAAGTTTCTTTCATCGAACACATTACCAACTCTACGCCTTGAAGCTTGCTTACCAACTAGGCTAGTGCCTTTGAAGTCGGTTAGAGCTAAAGGACTATTGAAGTCATTAGAGTCTAGTAAGAATAGTGTTCTTAAATCTTCTTTATGTTTAGGATTGTTCAACAAGCTATTAGGTCTTGCTGCGCCAACTGCTACATCACGGCTTCTAACCTTTTGTTTAGGGTTAAATACCGCAGTCTGTTGAGCTGCTCGTCTACGAAGTCCAGTAATAGACAATGCCTTACCTTTAACAGAAGTAAATTGGTCTACCTTAAGTAAGCCTTGACGAAACATATCTGCTCGTTCTTGACCGCCTAGTAGTTTCTTCTGCACATCAAAGGTTTGACGTTGTA